ATTTATTTATAACCTTATAATCAGCAGAATTTTCAATAATATTATATCTTTGATTTTCGCTGCTTACACTTCTATAACCCATAAGAATATCATTAACTTCAATAATATCTGTTTTATCTCCAAATAATTCGGTTCTGATAACTTTATTTGATTGCATTACTGTATCATTTTTCCATGCAATTACTTTAGCAAAATCAGTATCTTTTTTAAATTCTTCACTTGTAAATTTTTCTAATATTTTTTTACGAAATTCACGCTTATCAGCAGTAAAAATAACACCCTCACCAAGATCATTCATATTACTTATTCGCTTGAATCCACCATCAATTTTAGTTAAATTATTTCTTAATGCATCATAAACAAATGCTAATGGATTAGTATCGTTTTGTCTTTCGATTTTAGTTAATTGGTGAATTTCATTGGTGGTTTGTGTAAACACGACACTTTCTTTCTCTCCAACAGGTGGAATTTGTGCTGGATCACCCATGAAAAGAACATGTGTTGAACTATCTTTTATTTTATCTAAAATAAAATTATACAATTCTTGATTTATCATTGATGCTTCGTCAATGATAACAAAATTATAATCAGTTATTTTCGGTATTGCAATTGGGTTAAATTGTGGCGAATTTGGATTAAAATTATCCAAATCAACGTCTGGACGTAAACCTAAAAGACTATGCAAAGTTTGACCATCTTTACCAGTTGTATTCATAACCACCTTTTTTGCTTTGTGTGTTGGTGCTGATACAACAACGCCATAATGGTAGTTATCTAATATTTTTTTTATAATTGTTGATTTACCTGTTCCTGCATAACCCGCTAATGTAAAAAAAGTTTTATCACCTTTAAGCCACTTTTTTATTTTAATAATGCCATCAAGTTGTTCTGCATTAAAAGTAATAACCTTACCTGATGGTAAACGTAATTGATTATCTGCTAATTTACTTGATTTTTTTATTTTATCAACATCGTTGTTATTAACAACATTATCTAAATTGATATCAGTTAAAAAATCATCGGGTAAGTTTTTTTCTGTCATTATTCTTCTTTTAACAATATAAGTAATTCATCATATCTTTTTCTTTCTTCAACAGTAAAAGTATCAATATTTCGCATTAACATTTTACCTAATTCTAGTTGTAATTCCCATTTAGGATTTTGTTTTAATTTATTAACCAATTTCTCGCAGTATGCATTAAACTCTTCTATAGTTGGTTCTTTATCATCAATATTAGATTCTGGAAAATTATCCCAAGGCAATAAATTAGATTTATCTTTACGTTTTCTTCCTAAAGTTTCAAAATAATCGCCATCCGTATTTGTATTATTTTTTATCATTTTTTTATTGATTCAAGTAATTTAATTAATTTTTTAACTTTCCTATATGAAAACATTTTTCCTTCATCTGGATAATTAAAAAATTCAACATAGTAATATCCATTTGTTTTTGGATCATCATCTGTATTAGATATTAAAGATAATGCATCATATGAACCATAAATAAAGTAACAATAACATCTATCTTCTAATGATTCATCTGGACTTACGGTTACCTTTTCAAAACCTAAATCAAGTAATCTTTCTTCTGTTAAATTTTTCATTTTCTTTCAAAATTTTTAGCATTAAATTTAATTGCCGATTTTATCACTTCATTATGATTAAATGCCCAACAACTATCATTTAATGAATCATATGTTTTATAAAAATAATCTAATTTCATCCATTTAACAAGATTAGTTTCTTTACAAGTAAATTTCTCAATATCAATTGGAAATTCTGCATCATGATTAGTAAAATCTAATACTGTTATGTAAAGTAATGATATATTTTGACGTTTATCCTTATAAGGATCATCTATAATATTAAATGGTTTCTGATTATTGTCAAAGATAATAAATTTTTCGTAATCTAGAATATATAAAGATGTTTCTTCATAAACTTCCCTGATCATGGCTTGATACGTTGTTTCCAACCAGTCAAGGTAGCCACAAGGCAAACCTAATTTATTGGGTTCATCTGGCATTAAATGTGATCGTTTGACAACTAAAACCTTCAATCCATCATCAGTTGATGCTAATACTACTCCTACAACAGCGACTGCTCTGGATATGAAATAATCAATATTCTGAACATCATTTGGTGTTTCATACCTTATTTGGATATGATTGTTTGGTATGTTATTAAATTTTGGTATCATGTTTATTTAAAAGTGTTATATATTTTTGTTTTAAATTAAAAATCCTCATACAACCTAATCGTGATATTTTAAATTGTTCATCAACTGTTAATTTTCTAGCATTTTTTATTTTAATTGCAGTCTTTTTAATATCTGCTCTTATTCGTTCTTTTAAAATATACTTAACACCATCCCATTCTTTATAATGATACCTTTCACAAACAATAACACCTGCATTTACAGGTATTAAATCTTTTACTTTTGTATATAAATCAATTGGCATAGCATAGTAAAATTCAGTTATTCTATTTAATTTATCAATATGACCATGACCCTTTTCAAAATCTTTTAAAAAATCTGCTTTAGATATTTTAATTTCTATTTCTTTTAAATAACCACTTTTTGTTATTACTGCCATATCCATTTCATGTTGAATAAATCCCCATGATAAATTAGGTACTATGATATTGGTTCTGACACCAAAATAAAGTGCAATTGCTACTTCACATTCAATCGTGGTTATTGATTTCGACTTTATTTTCTTTGGCATCTAACGATATTTGCATTTCTTTTAAAATTATTTTTGTATGTTCTTTTAAACTCTTTAATCTTTCTTCTTTTCTTGATTCCATATTTTCATAAAAATCTTTCATATCAACAAAATCATAATTATCTTTTAAAGAAACATCAACATCAAATCCGTTTGCTTTTAATAATTCCATTAAATTATACATCATGGTTGATCTGCCTGAACCAGTTTTTCCTGTAATAATAATTGTTAATTCTTTATTCATTATATTGTTTTTTATTTTTCTTGGGATAAAGTAATCTTTGAGCAAGTGCTAATTGACTTTTATAGATAAGTTTAATATTATCATTCAAACCTTTACAATATTTTAATGTTCTTTCAAAATATTCCATTTCTTTGATAATTCTATTTTTTATTGTTAATTCATCAGTTTCTTTATTAGTGGTTTTTATAATAAAAGTTTCATTATTTTCATTTAATATTTCACGCCACCAACCACTAACTGTTTCATCATCAGGAATTTCAATATTTCCAATTATGTATGCCTTTTTACGATTTAGCATATATGAAGATAAATTAAACATTTTATCGGAAAATTCTGTAGAATGTTCCTTTAAATATTTCAATTCAAAATCAATATTATTTAATTCCTTTTTCATTTTTGTTGAATTAGTTTGATTTAATTCAACACTATTAACAAGATTAAACATTTGTGCTGGTGTTATTTCATTATTAAATTCTGAAATAGCATGACATGCTACTGAAGCACATTTATCACGCAATAATTTTAATTCACTTATTAATTCTTTAGATTCAACAGTTATTGTATTATCTTCAACTTCTTCGTATTCATACCATTTAATTTCAAAACAACCAACATTTGTACCATATCCAATATAACACGATCTTTCGGCTTCTTCTTTAGTTGAAAACGGATGATTTGAAACATCTACTGTTTTATTATTAATATTAATATGTACATTTACCCAACCACTTTTAATAATTCTGTGACGCATAATTTATTTCTCCTTTTTATTAAATATTTCTTGTATATCAATATCATAATAATCACAAATTTCACGCATCATAAAGCAAAAATAGCCATCTTTCATAATGCAATTAATTCCTTCATCATCAAATATTACAGTATCTAAAATTTTACGAAATTCTTCTATCTGATCATAATTAACAAACATGATAACATCATTATCTATAAAATGACATTCAATATCATTTTCATATTTAAATTTGTATAGATCGATTGCTTTCATTTACTGTCAATTGTGAAATTAACTAAATCAAAATAAACATTACTGAATCCCGAAAAACCGTTTAAATCTGGTAATACAAAATTAGTCCACCATGATATAAAACTAGCAACATCCTGACTATATTTATCAATAGATATAATATTAGTCTTTCCATATGGAACAATTTTAATTGGTTCAGAAAGGTCTAAATTGGTATAAAATGTAGAAAAAGAACAATTATGAACCAATGGTTGCTTTCTATCTTCATTAGATAGCATGCCTATTTTATTTAAAATATTAATTCTTTCCATTTTCTCTTTTATAATTAGTTACTTTATACAACATACCACCAGTACTTCTTTGCCAATCCTGATCTTCATCAATGACAAAGTTAGCAAATAATTTCACAATCGGAAATGTTTTTGTACCATTTGGATAACTTTTATTTACCCAAGTAATAATTGCTTCATCACAATTATCTATAAATATATCGTAGATCATTGATCCACCGATGATATATAGAATATCAACATCTCTTTCATAAAGCATGGTGTTTAGTTCAACCAAATCTTTACAGAAGAAAACGTTTGTATATTCAACAAATGAACTAATATCATTATCACCATACAATACGATTAAATCTCTACCATTTAACGCTTTATTGGGCAACGTTAGATAGGTGTTATAACCAACAAGAAGGGTATGTCCCATTGTGGTTTGTTTAAAGTGTTTAAAGTCTTCAGGTATATGCCAAGGAATTTCATTGCCAATACCAATAACGCCATCAATTGAAACTGCAGCAATTGCAATTAATTTACATTCTTTCATTTAAATAAAAAATTAAGGTTATTTATCAAACACAGATTTATAATGTTTTCTAAGACATTTAAGTTTTAATTTCTTAATGGTTTCATCATTAAGATAATCACTATTTTGTTTACAAAGTCTATAGATGGATTCAGCATAACAATTGTCAAAAATTTTAATTGCTTCCAATTTTGATTTTTGTTTTTTTTCGTTTGAATTTATATTTACTTGAGCAAGATAGTTTAAAATAACTCTTACTATATTCGTTTTGGATATGTATTTTGTTTTAAATTTTTTCCATTCATTACCACATTTATTGCAATGATTAATAGCATGCGTATCAATTTCCATATTGCCTGTAATAAATTTTAAATTGAAATTAAAGGAACTGCTTACATTTCCTTTTCCTTGTACTAGTGCTATTTTATCGACAATCTGATCTTTTTTTGCATGACAACTAGGACAATTAGTATCATGTGAAGTTTTGGCATTTTTCTGATCGTTATACTCAACACAAGCAATTTCTTCGCATTTATTCATAATATTTTCAATATCAGCAAGTATGATTGCTTTTTGATTATTATTTAAAATATTTAGAAATTTAACTATTGTCATGTTAATAACTATTTAAGCCAATCTTTTATCTTTTATTAAATCACGAAGAAATTCATTTTTAATTCCACCAATAAAGCGTATCCATTCCTTATAATATTCAGGAAAAAGTAATTGCAATTCAGCATTACTTTTTTTCTTAAATATTTCACGATTTTCAAAATATATCATCGTTAATGCTTCTGGATACATTTTAATATTTGTTATATAATCAATGAAATCAGGATAATCCTTTTTATTAAATACTCTTTCATCAACAATAAAACAGATAGCAGTTAAAGAATTATTTAAATCAGGTTCACGAAAAACAGTAAACTTAATATCATTATCATATAGAGAATCTGCTATTTGATTTAACGTACCAACTGCTTTATTATAATCAAAATCAACTAATTCTCTTTCATCATTAGTTGTTCCACCATTGAGAATTATCCATGTTTTATATAAGGTTACAAAATCAATAAATTCTTTATCTTGTCCAAACATTCTAGCATATTCCAATGCGGAATGCCCTGCTTGTATCCCTTTATATATATCTGATACATTGAAAGGTACAAAAAAATACATTCTTAATTCCAGTTCTTTTTCTTCTATGTTTTCCATTTTATTTAATTTTCGTTCCAAGTATTCTCGTAAATATTCTGTTACATCTTCTTTATTGGTAAGTTTTTTATCAAACTCATACCATTCATCATCAGACATTTTATTTTTCCATTCATCCCAATGACGAAACCATTTCCAATAATCGCCATCAGGTCTATTATTGGCTGATTCTGGATCGACACCAAATTTAATTAATTGTTTTACACAAAATTGTTGCTGATTACTTAATTCAGTAAGATCAGCAAACATTTCGGGAGTGATTTCATATCTACCATGAGCAGCATCATGATTAGTACGCCATAGAATTCCACCAATTTCATTAATAAAGAAATAACACATCATTTCGTTAAATTCTTCAATTTCTTTTTCATTTACCATAATATTATTTTTATTTTATTATCTCTATCAAATAGTTTAGATTTTCTTACCCAAAGTTTTTCGCAGAAACTTTGATCTGAATAGTCATTGCGATATAATATCTGTTCTAATTTACCTACAAATGGTATATTTATTATTTTACCTAGTGCAACTGCTTTAAATGCACAATCACTATCCTCGTTAATCATTGAATACCAAACTAATCTTTTCATATTTAATCAATATGTGCTTTACGAATTTCAGTTAATTTTTTAGTACCTGTAAGCCATTGCTTTATTTCTTCAACAGTATACCAACCACTATTATTATCATCATCGGAATAATTGACCCAATACCTAATATCATATTTAGTGTCATTTTCTGCTTTTATTTTTTCACGATTTTCTTCATCTTCATAATTAATCCACCTAGAAGAACATGCCATAAAATAATGAAGTGAATGATATTCATTACTTTTATTTTTATCGACAAGTTTTTTCATGCCAATTTTTTCTTCGTAATCAATACGATCCCAATATTTTTTATCAGCATTATACATTAAATCAATAACATCTTTAGGAATACGATCAGCAATTAATAAAGAGAGTGAACTACCACCAAATGGATTACCCATACTGGTTATTGCAATAACAATATTTTTATTTAAAAATTCCTGATGAAGTTCTTTTAAATACCCAACCTCTTTTTCTCCCCTTACAGCAACACCAAAACTACTTTCATCCCAAGCAGTAATAAGATTATCTTTCAAATCTTTATCATTTGGAAATTTTTTTCTTATTTCTTCATGTCTTTTTAAATCTTCAGCATAATATTTAAGTTCATCAGGAACATACTTTTTATTTTCTTCTAAAGTATGATATCTATTTCCAGTATATAAAATAGCATGCGGTATATTATTTATCGTTTCTTCATTAAGAATAAGCATAGGACAAATCGAAATGGTACGATTTTTTACACCCATATTTTTTTTATTGGATTCTGGTATTCCACATATACGTCTTAATTCTTCAATGCCCCATTCGTGTTCAGATGTAAAATCAAATCCTAATGCAACACCTATGAATTTATCGTCATTAACGATAAGATTGTAATTATTACATGCTTTTCTCATTTCAGTATTATTTAAATATATTTAATTAACTCACCGCAATATTCACAAATTTCTGCAGGAAGAATTACTCCTATTCTATAGGAATAGTTTCCTTTGAATGTTTTTTCATGTTTACAAATACTTCGCAATTCTTCCAATCGTTTTTCTGCTTGTTTAATATTTGTATACTGTTGTTCAGTTTCTGCTTTAATTTCTTCGTTAGTCATTATAATAAATTTTGTTAAACATAGTACTTATACGTTAAGTAGTATAAAAATGTTACAAATATTTTAATTATCTTCATTAAATTCATTTGTAATAACCCAAACATTAACACCGACTGAAATAAGAAGTGCTAATATCCAAATAAATATAATTGCACCCTTCGATGGTTCAACGGTTAAGTAATCAAATTCTTTAAAACTTCTTCTATGAAATCTATATAAATTACTATCTAAGTATGTATACAATTCATTCCAAGTACTATTTGTTAAAACAGGATAATTAGGCGATTTTACTCTAAGTGTTGAATCAGCATACTGAATAGGCATCTTCAATTTCTTAGTTAATTTATTAGCAATAATAGGAATTTGCCTTTTTATAATTGTATCTTTATATTGATACAAGTTCATTATCTTATCCCTAACATCAATGGTTAATTCATTGGATAACGCCCATGAAAATGGATATGACCATTGTATCTGATTATCTTTTACACCAATACACACAACCAACTCATTCATATTTCCCCTTACCCAATAATTTTCCTGATATTTTGCAATAGATAATGGTTTATCTTCAAAAATTAATATCCATAAACGTAATTCATTGCTAACACCAAATTTACCATTAAGTCTTCTGAATTTCTCATGAATAGTATCAGAAACATTACCACCTAGAATGGTTGGATAATTCAATCCATTTGTGTTTTGAAATAGATTATCATTTTTACATAATGGGTATTTAAATAGTTTTAAACTATCCGCTTGTTTTTCATTAACTAAAGAAATATTAAATATAGATAAATCGGTTGCTTTAATTTTATTTACATAGTTATGTCTACTAGTTAATGCTTTTCGTGTGTTATCATCCTTATTCCAAACAACTTCATAAGTATATGATTGATTTCCAACACTTTTTCCTTCAAATTTAGTACCGTCACTACCAACACATCTATCACGTGGAGCATAATTGTCTTTAGTATCTACAATTTGTCGTTGATTTTTAAACTGTAATGATAATTGATCGTAATCTTTTTCAGATATTGTAAAACTTTCTTTTAAATCAGTAACAGCATACCATTTAGGTGCTTCATCAACCTGATGTGAACAATCATAATAATGTGTTGTAGAATTACCTTTACTATCCGTAGTGGTATATGAACAGGTTTGATGCTGCCAATAATTATATGGCTCTTGTTCATAAATTGCTGTTACAGTTGAACCCCAATATTCTGTAAATTTAACACTGGAAGTATCAATAATTAATTTGGAAATAACAATAGTAATTAAAACCACACCAATCGGTATAAAAAATTCCCACCATTTAAATTGATTTTTTCTAAAAAAATAGAAACCTAATGTCATAAAAAATGGTACTAATAATGCAAGGTAATACATGATATTTGTTTTTAATTAATACTTGTGTTTGGAGCAGGACTCGAACCTGCATTCAAGATTAGACCTACGCATCAGGGAATCGAACCCCTCTGCTTGGTTATTTGCATTCCGCCCTTCTTGAATCTACCCGTTCCGCCACCCAAACGTGTACGGGCTTTTTGTCAATCTATCTAAGGCTACCCCGTATCCCCTCAGTTCATTCGGGAATGACCCGACAACATTTTAAAAAACTACCTGACCCTAGCCACATGGTAATTTGTTATGCCTTGTGAATCCATGACACCCACAAAACCAAATCATTCAACAAATAACGATCTTGGCAAAATCTAATGCTTACCCATTGGTACTGATTTCAATTGTAAGGCTGTTTATTTCAACACGCACACCTATTTGTTAAATCAGGTAGTTTTAAAAGAAAAGGACATGGTAATTATCCATGCATTGCCATAACTCTAGTGTTATGATAGCCTTATATTGACTGACCTTTCCTTTATTTATTCAAAGAACTTATTGCTTATACGAGCAATGATATTGTTTTGTTATAGTTTACTTGGTTTTTTTGAACAAATCAACATCATTATCCTGACCAGTACTATTTGCATCATTGGTTCTTGCTGACGTAATAACAACAATATTCAAATCAGGACGTTTACCAATAATCATACTATTGGGAAATGATTGGCGCATTCTTTTATGCTCACGGTCAATATCAATCAACTTCTGTTGTTCGATAAAGAAACCTTCACGCTGACCTTCGATTGCAGTCATAAGTTTAGTATATGATTCTGTACTAAATGTCGGATTGCTTTCCTGAATCCATTTCATCAAAGTACCATCACCTTTAGCATAACGACCCTCAATCAATGGAACATAAATTTCTTTAAATGCTTCTTTGTACTGATCAGCAACACTTGCATCTTGCTGAAGCACTTTCCACATCTTGTCGAAATAAGCAGTACAATTCTTTTGCTGCGCCAATCCTTTAGTTTTAATGTCAATCTCACTATTACTTAAAGTAATTCCCCATATAAGGGCAAAAGTAACGGCAAAGACTAAAACACCTAATCCAATTAAAAAACTTTTCATAATTTTAAATTTAGTTAATAATTAATACTTATACGTAATCCTTTTATAATTTGTTACAAATATATGTAAAATATTTTACATATCAAGAGTATTTAAACAAGATTTTTTCAATTGACAAAGTATTTATAAGAAAACATATAAATGAGCAGACCAAAATTAATTGATTCAGATAAGAAAAATAAATTAAGTATTACGATTTCTAATGAAGCATATGCGCTATTAAAAAAAATTACAAATAAATCAAAATTTATTGAAACTATAATAATTAAATATAAAAATGAAACGAGTTGAAAATAAAATATATCTTATTTATAAATTCACCAATAAAATTAATAATAAATCATATATTGGGTTTACTTGTCGAGGATTTGAATTGAGAAGATATGAACATATTTATTTAAGCACTAAAGCCAGTAAATTTAAATTCCATTTAGCCCTCAAAAAATACGGAATTGAAAACTTTCATGAAGAAATATTGGAAAATAATATATCTTCTTTACCCGAAGTAAATAATCGTGAAATATTTTATATTAAACATTATGATTCATATAGAAATGGATATAATATGACAATTGGTGGTGGCTATTGCTGTGATTATGTGTTGACTGATGAATCGAGAGAAAAAATGAGGAATGCTAAACTGGGAATTAAACTAAGTGACGAAACTAGATTAAAACAATCTTTATCTTTAAAAGGCATACCTAAATCAGAAGAACATAAACTTAACGCTAAAAATGCACTTATTGGACGAAAATTATCAAAAGAAACACGAGGGAAAATGTCGAAAAGTATGTTAGGTAAATCAGTGGGTGAGAAAAATCCAGCAGCAATTAGGATTAATATATATGACAACAATAATAAATTAATTTTCATGTGTAACGGTACATTTGAGTTGACATGTAATGAACATAATTTACCTACCTGTGCGTTAAGAAATTCATATTATAATAATGGGAAACCAATTTATAATTATAAGTATATGAAAAAAGAAATACTATCTAAATATGAAAAATATGTTGGCTGGTCAGCAGTTAAATTATAGTAATGTGTGTGATTTGCTAATTTCAATACATTCTTTTAATGTGTTTGCAATCAATTTATCATTTCTCAATAATTTAAATACTGGATGTAAAAGTGAATAATTACCTTTACTATCTTGAGAAATGCCAGAACATTTAATCTCAAGAATACAATTCAATAATTTATCCTGATTATTTGTAATATATTCCATATCATCTTCCGTAATTCCCGTTGGAGAAGTCTTTAATAAACCTTCTTCAGATTCACAATTAAGTGATGAAATTAATTGACTATTTTTACCAGTACCATAATTAAATCCGGTAATTCGTAAATCTAAATTAATTTCATTTTTTATTTTCACTTGATAGATGGGCTTACTATCAACCCAAACGCCATCCATACTTTTAACAACAACACCCTCACCATTATTATTTAAAACTTCATCGAAATGTGCCATTACTTCTTCAATTGTTGAAACAATTCTTGTTTCGACAACATTCAGCATCGAAAATCCTTTTAATGTTTGATTTAATTCTTCAAATCTTTCTTTATAAGGTCTTTTACATTTTCTACTAAAATATTCATCAATTGTTAAAATATCCCATGCAGTAAATCGAACTAACGATAACGCTTCCTGATATGGCATGTGTTTACTTCCCAATTTGGCAATATCTTTAGATACATCTTCGCCATTTTCTTTCTTATTAGCAATGCTAATTAAAGAAGCAATGATTCCATTCGATTCATATCGGGAAACATCTGCCATTGTCAATTCGCCATTTAGCACACAATCTTTTAATTGTGCTAATTCAGATAAAAATAATGGATTTTCCAAATTAGTTGGTTCGCCTTGTCTTGATTCATTAGATACTTCACCACCTTGAATGATTGCATTAACAAATCTTCCATCCATTTTTTCTTGACTATAGGCTTTACCTTTTAACAATAATTTCTGAATCAACTCTTTTGAATAAGGTTTACATCCCATATAACCTGTTTTTTCAATTAAATCTGGAAACACTTTATTAATATTGCGTGTACCCATACCAATTTTGCAATCCTTTTCAATGATACGTTCAATAATATAAGCAATATCATCAGGATTTTCTTCTAAAATATTTTTTAAATGTAGAATTGCAGCACCACCAGTAATAGTTCGATTACTTAATACTGCTAATTTATCTAGTGCAGATTTCAATCCAAATTCAAATAAATTATCACCAACAAAAAATGGAGGGTGTGTATACTCTGGAATTTGTTTTATATAAAATTTAACACGTTTTGAATTGGCAAGATATAATACTCTTTTTAGTAATTCATTATCTTTATATTTAGAAAGAATTGCCATCTTCTCATTAGTGGAAGATTCGTTACCAATTTCGTCAAAAATTCGTTTGATTGTCATAATTGTTTTATTAATTATATTACTTATACGTATATCAATTCAAAAAAGTTACAATATTTATAAAAATTTGCAATTAAATTATTCTACCTGAGTTATTAACTCATTTTTAAATAAAAATACAGAATTTCCCACATCAGGAACACCATATATTTCTCCTATTTTTTGAAAAAACATGATTTCTTTATGCAATGCAGGTGTTCTCATAAACATTGCTCCTGTTTTATTCCAAACATTATGAACGCCACCACCTGAAAAATGTGAAAATGTAAACCCAAGTGAATCCATTGAATCATTTTGATGGTGTGCATCATCCACATAATATAATATAGTATCAAACGTATGTCCAAAATTTTGAATGAAAAATTTCATTAATTTAGTCATTCCACCAACTACTACCGTGTGTGGTTTACCTGCTGATCTAATACATTCAACACAATTTTGACCATATTTTCCTTTTCCATAATATGGATGACCAAAACTCATTGCTTGTAAAATTTCTCCAGTTTTTTTATCTTTTAAACAAACAGCAGTTGAAGCTGATCTAAATCCATAAAATGATGATGTATTGAAAAAATCTTTCAAATCGGAATTATTAATACATTCGCATACTGTATTTCTAGCAAAATACCTAAATTTTGTTTTGTTAATTGAGTGTAATATCATCGACTTTAATACGTTTTGCTTATTGGTATTTTCCCATTCAAATTTCTTTATCCAAATAACTCTATAACCTTCGTTAACAAAAGCAAAATGTATTTTTTCGGCAGTTCCTTTAATTAGATTTTTTTTATTCCAAACACTGTAATCATCAATTACTATAATTATCAACTTTTTGTCAATATTTATGGTGTTTATTGATTGTTCAACACCTTTATTATTTATAAATGTTTTAACATCTTCTTCAAATAATATTTTTTCCGATAAAAGAAAATTGATAACATCGCCTTTTACGTTATTTAGTAATTTAAATTTATTAGTACTCTTATTTAAAAGCGTATTTATTTTATTTAAATTTAACGTGTCAGGCAATGTGCCATATTGATGTTCAATATCTTCTTTACTTCTCATATGTTATTGGATTTTCAAACCATATCCTTTAAGAATTTCAATCGCCTTTTCAACATCGATGCCATCAGTGATCTCGATATTATTATTTTTAGAACATTTTGAGCAAACAAGATTACCTTTTCTTTTCATTGCCCATCCAATGTTGGTTGTGAATACTTTACCACAACTATTACAGACAACATTGATTTTTGTGTTTTTAACTTCGTCTTTCATAATATAATTTTTAAAATTTTAGCATATTTTTTAACATTTTTATTGACAAACCTTATAGGTATTCCTTTGGATTTTTCATAAGGAATTTCTGTTCCGTTAAATTGATTGGCTGTTAAATCCAATATTTCATTATTAATTTTATTTAAAAGAAAATAATGTGAACCATTTTCTTTTAAAAATAATTCATCAGTTATTGTCTTAAACATCCATTTTTTTGATTTTCCATCCACGTGATAAATTAATAGAGAAACTAAATAACAAAAACCTGTTGATTCTATATTAGAATTTTTATTCATTAAATAAAATTTATCAACATTATTGCCATTTTTATCTTTATATATTAATAAATTTTTAACTTCTTCGTTTGAAAACGATTCCATTATTTTATTTTTTAATTCTTCTAAATTATCATTTATAGTTTTCATTGTTTTTCAAAGATATTAAAATATTTCGAATAATGCAAGTTAAATTATTTTATTCAAATAGTTATACGTAACTTAACCTGAAAAAGTTACAAATTTTATAAAAATTTTTTCATAATTTATTTTAAGTTACTTAATTCGCTTGTTTGAATCCAAATTTTATCACCAGATTTCAAATCTGCTACAACTTTAGGTTCATTATTCTCATTTAAAAAACAATGTAATGGCGTTATAATACATATTCGTTTATCATTAATAAAATTCATATGATAAAGCAGACTGTTCCCACTAAACATCTTTCGAATTTTTTTTATTTCAATTAATCCGAAATTTCCGTTATATCTCGTTTCTATCATTTTATCAACGTTTTATAATTGTTTTTCATTTTTTTTTAATTTGTTCATTAAATGAACGATAAAACATATATGGAAGTAATTTATGATCAGCAAAACCATATAAACCACAAGATATAAAGTCGTGACACTCGCATACATAAGTTCCTTCGTTTTGAAATTGTGTATCAACCAAAACATCCAATGTATATGCAATTGGTGCTGATTTATAGGCAGTGATCATTTCATTAATGCTTTGAACATTTGGAAATAATCTGAAATTTCCACCATAATTTTGTAATCCAACCAATTTACCTTCATATACAAATGCTCTCCATTCTGATTCAATATTAATATATTTGGAATATTGATAATTACCGTAAGGTAGTATAATATCATAATAATCTTCTGATTTCTGTAATTCTTTGTATCCTTTTATCTTATCATTACTTTTAATAAACCAATTACCAATAAGACCAAATGATCGAGTTTCGTTATCATTAATAATTGTTCTTCCCGCATAAGGAAATAATTCGACAGGAACATTAATTGGTTTAGGTGTTAAATTATAAAAATGTTGTAAAAATTGTGTAACAAACTCAACACTACCAATTGGCACATATTTTTTATGATATGGCTTGAATTGTATTAATGGGCTAATATCATCAGGTTCATCAGATACTAAAGTATTAAGATATTTGAAATTTATTTTATTACCATTTTCTAACCAATTATTATATCGTATTGATTCCAACAATGTAAATGCAAAATCATGCTTGATCTCACCGTTGATTTTTTGAATTAAAAATTTCATTTCAAAATGTTTTATGTGTTAAAAATTGTTTTATTTTATAACATATAGTAGGCGTTAAGCCAGAATAATTATCGCACTGAAATAAATGTGGTGCTTGACTAATTAAAAAATCACTATCATCATCAATTATTATAAAATTATAGAAATCATAATAGTTAACATCAAACCATTTATCACAATTTTCTTTTAACCATTTACTTATTTCAGTTCCTCTTTCATAACCAGTATATGGTGTTTTATCAATAATAGTAAATGTAGCACCACAATAATTAAAAATTTCTTGTAATTTTTCAACAGTATTATTTAATCTCATTGAAGCAGATAGAACAACAGCCATATTTAATTCTTCGCAAATATCATTGAGTAATTTAATGATATTTTCATCAATTTCACCTTTATAATAATCAAAATCAGAAATCTCTTTAGTCTTTAAAAGTTTACGTAGATGTTTCTTAACCGTTTTATATAATGGTACATTACGAAATTTGGTTAAATGCTTATAACGCTCTTTATAAAAGAGTTCATGATTTAATACACCGTCTACGTCAAGAAAGCAGATAGCACTATACTTGTTTTTCTCAGGAATAATCATTTAAATATCTTTTTAATTAAAAATTAAATTCTATTAATTTTTTTTGTACTAATTTCTGATTTCTTGTTGGAAGGCTATGTGCCATATCCTCTATATAATATACCCAACAATCTGAATTAGGACAAATTTCAACCATAATCTTTTTAACTGTATCTCCACAAACAATCGCATCGAAAAATATTTTTATAACTTCTCTTGCATCTTCATACATTGTTTCGTCATATGGCTGATATTTAACCTCAAAATCGGATTTAATATAATCGGGAAAACCATATACTAATTTTGCAATCTCAATTGCTTGTTCTTTCGTCAAATCTTTTAGATTCATTATGTTTTATTTAAAATAATACGACTTATACGTATATCAAATTGAAAAAGTTACAAAATTTATAAAAAAATTTAACATCTATGGTGTGGTAGTGGTATTGTTGTTTGTGGTGTTTGAAAATTTTTACCACTATTACCTATATTGGCATTGAATCCAATTTTCTTGCTACTTTCCATATTAGGTTTTGATGAAATAAATTCACTCATCCCTTTTAATATTGCGATGGTTTCATCCATACTTTTACCAAAAATATATACAGATTTAATAAATTCTCCTAAATGCGCTAATGTTAAACCATCTGTTTTCACAACAACTTCTGATATTGATTCATCAGTATAATCATTTTCATTTATCTTATGTCTAAAATAATATTCTCTCATTTCGGCATTTGGTAAACCTATTTCATATCTTCTATCAAATCTGGATGGTCTATTTAGAATTCGATCTTTAAGATTTTCGGGATAGTTTGTGCAACCTATATTAACAACATTATTTAATTGATTATTTCCATCCAAAATATTTAATAATTTTGTTTCAGCATCGATACTTCTAACCAATCCGTCTAAATCTTCAAAAATTGTTAAAATTTTTGTATTTGGTTCTATAAATCTAAATATCTGAGCAATAGCATATGAATATGCTTCAAGCATTTGTGAATTACTAATACTTAATACAATACCACCCATTTGTATCACTTGATCAGACAATAATGAACATAAACAAGTTTTTCCACATCCCGCAGTACCATATAATAGTATTCCTCTTTTATGAACATATTGATATTTGTCGAAAAGATGTTTATTATTCCAGAAAAATTCAATATCATTAATAATTGATTGAAATACTGGTGAGGGCAGCTTTAATAATTCATCAGAATTGATTTCTTCTTTAACAAAGCACCATCTATCATAACTATTGCTCCATTCTAATTTATATCGTGATGGAATTAATTTATTGGTTGTTATTATTTCTTCAGATGGAATGAACATGTTGTTTTTACCAACAATCCATTGTGAATAATCATTTTTAGCATTTGATGATTCTTTATCTGATGGTTGATCGGGTATTTCTTGTGTTACTAATTCAGGTAATTGTTCTTCCAACAATGCGTGTTCTTCTTCATTCATAATTTCAAATTTAATTAGTGATTGTGTGTTTTTCAATATAATTTATCTTTAAATTCTTTGCAAAGATATGTAATTTTTTTCTTATCGCAAAGCTGGTTTTAAAAATAATAATTTGCTACTTAAATTAATTATCGCTATATTTGCACAATATTTTAATTTAAAACTATGGTAAACTGGAAAGAAGAACTCAATAAATATATTGCTAAGAAATTAAGTACTAAGTTTGGTTATATAATTGATCCTAGTAAATTAAGTGATTTAGAACTTAATGATGATATTAACATAGATGAAATTCAGACACAAGATTTGATTATGGTATATTCATTTGCACTTATGTCTGAAAATTTTGAAAAGGCTGATCGTATTAAAGAACGATTGAAAAATGATGGTTATGGTGTTAAAATAGTCGTTGAAGGTAATAGTGCAGTAATTGAGCAATATGAACCAACAGATGAAACACTTGTTTACTCTAAAGTTTATATGATTATCACACCCGATGGAATGATAATGGATTTTGAAAGACAAAATTTTTGACAAAATTTGTAACCTTTACACTTGACTTACGTATAAGTAGGAAATAAAAATAATGAATTTTAATAATCAAACATATTTGTTCATCGATTTAGATGATGTTATGGTGACTACTAATCAATATTTTATGAATAAAAAAAGATGGCATCCTAAATATGATTGTTATCCTTTTGATAAAAAATGCGTGAAAATATTAAATGATGTTTGTGAAATGTTTAATCCTATATTAATATTGTCTTCGGATTGGAAATATCATTATAATTTAGAACAAATAAATGAGATATTTGAATGGAATAAAGTTAAATTTAAAATATCTGATTTTACTGATAATTTGATGGGTAGTGATTATAGATCATTGCAACAGATAGAAAAATGTCGAGCATTTGAAATTCTAAAATATGTTGAAGAACATAACATAAAAAATTATGTTATAATTGATGATTTAAATTTAAGTAATTGGATACCCGATAATTTCATATGGTGTAGACGTGCAAATGAAGGAATTAAACAAAGCGGAATTAAAGAAAAAATAATAATTAAAATTAAATCGAAATGACAAGTAAAAAGAAAAAACCGTCCACTACGGACAAGGTTGAAAAGCCAAAAGCAGTTCAGTTAATTACAACCAAAGTTGAAAAACTGGAATTGTTACTAAACAAAGTGGTTGAATTTAATCAACCCAATGTTGCCTATTATAAAGGTTTTCTTTATAAAGATGGCAATCAGTACTATATTAAAGTAGTTGAGTCTACATTAGGTTCGTTCTTCTATAATGATAAAATTTATCTTTATGAAGGTCAAGAACAATATATTATTCAAGCTGAAAAGCCTAAACTTATGCGAGTAAGTTTAAAATCATGGCATTATCGCTTGATTAAATATGTACTTGGAGTTTTTGCTCCAACACCTAAAACCATGCAAAATGGCTGTCCATATTTTTGGCTGTTAATTTTTTCATTATTTGCTTGTGTTTTTGTAACACTATGGCATATTTTATGTTTTGCTGCTTCAGTTGTACCAATGTTCTTGTATTGGTGTCTTGAAAAATCTACCAATATTTGGATTGATGGTGTTGAAGAAAGTGAAGCATTTGAATATTATGAAAATGGTAGACGAAAAAGTAACGATTTTAAATTTCCGCTTACCACTAAACTTTATTTAGATAAAATGGATGGTGATTTTCTTCAGAAATTTATTTTAGAAAAATATGGATTAGATATTAATAATAATCCCAAAGAATATTCAGATAAAAGAGTTGAATTGAAAACTAAATGGGATACTTGGCGTAAAGAACGTGATGATAAACGTTTAGTAATGGATAATATTCGTTGGGCTAAGGACCGTGAAGCAAGATTAAAAGAAATAGAACATGAACGTTTACATGAACTTCGTAAAGAAAAATGGAATGCAAGAATGAAACCAATTGTTGATGGTTTTAATAAATTAATTGATTCAATTGAAAAAATGTTCACTTATGAGCCTGCTAAATTGAAATTAATTATTAAAAGAACCAAGCAAATTGCAGGTGTTGTAATATCTGTAATTATATTAGCATTTATGTTTCTTACTGTTAATGTACTTTCATTGGTATTAACATATGCAATTGATAATGGTATTAAATTTTGGTATTTATTTGCAAGTATTGGCGCATTGGCAGTTGTTGGAGGTATTTTTTATGTTCTTTATATCTTCTTCACTGGTTGGGCACAATCAATTATCAATAAATATCACGGTGGAAAAAGAGTATGGTATATCGAGCCATTTATTTATGGAATTTACTATCCATTAAAATATATCGTTCTTGGTATTGCATATGGTGTTTTTTATGTTATTCTAACTCCAATTAAATTTATCTTTTATAATTTGCTTTGGAAAATTGTTTTAGTTAATACAGGAAAATTTCTTTGGAATTTACTATGTATGTTTGGTCATGGTGTTGGAAGCAGTACTGGTATATTTGGTGAGTATTTTTCAGCAAGTTATACTGATTATTGCCCCGGTATTGAATGGGTTAATTCAGAAGAAGAATAGAATTTGTTTAATCATTAAAATTTAAAATCATGTATATTTATTTAATCTCAATTTTACTTGTCACTATTATATCGTTATGTTTTTTCAAAAAGAATTTTTGGCAGAACAGATATCTAATATTAGCAATCATTGGTGGTGTGTCACTTGTTGGCACACTTACCAGTGGTTATATTGTACGTGATAGGTCTAAAACTAAAGTAGAGTTTAGTAATAATTCTAATTTAATCAAATTTAATCTATCAAAAAAATTATTTAAAGATTCATCAGCATTTATTTGTAATAATAAATTTGATATTAATGATTATAAGTTTGATTCATTGAAAAAATTTGATTCTAGTAGAAAAAGAACAATGTCCATAGCATTTGAATGTAATAATAAAAAAGAAAAATTTGTTATTATTATTAAAAGTAATGAATTAAGGTATACTTTCGGATTTAATAATATTTATATTCTATCAAGTAATTCTGATAGTGTTGCTTATTTTTGTAAAAAACATTTATGCTATGATGTTAAATCAAATAATTGGTTATGTGGTGATTTTATTTTACCTGAAATTGCAATAATTAATTGTCTTTATATTCCACCAAAGGAATATGCTATGATTCCCGATTCATTAATTCGTAAATTACCATTCTAATGAAAACAAATTTAATGTCAATTCTCTGGAAAAAAGAAAAAATTCATTGGAAACGTATTAAAACAATGTTCACGAAATTCAATACTTGGGCAAGTAAATTAACCTTTGGAGTGATTGTTGCCATATTTGTCACTATATTTCACTATCTTTTTGCAATCATGCATACATTATTTGAAATCTTTCTATTTTTCTTTGTTAGAAAAGCATTTAAAGCAAATTTAATTAAACTTTCATTAAAATTATAACATGCCAAGATACACTAAAGAAAATCCAAGAATAACAATTAAATTCATTAATGCTGATACTGAAGAAACACTATTTGAAATTAATGATAGAAATTGGATGAACGTAGGCGAAATTTTTTCAAGTAGTCTTATGTCTAGTATTGCAATTAATGAATTAAAAAATCGAAAATTGCCAAAAAACATAATGGTACTTGCTGTTAGTGAATATCACTTGGAAAATTAAATTAAAATAATTATTTTTGAAAAAGCATATATGTTTTTATATATGCTTTTTTTGTAACATTTTATAACAAAAGTACGTATAAGTATTATGATAAAAGTAGCACAATATATAAACACTATTGGTTGCGATAAATTTAAAAGATTCATCTTACAA